ATACCCTCTTGACGTTTTAAATCATGTTTCTTACGTAATAAGTCCTGAGCGATAGACTGAATAGATGTAACGTCTTGAGTTACCTCAGTTGATAACTTAATCCAAGCCGCAATCTTAACAGGCTCAGCATAACGTGTTTTCCATTCAAAGTCAATCTCAGGTTTAATTTCCTCCTCAGCTAAGAAAGCATAATCACCATCTTTTGGCAATGTTTCTGTATAAGGATAAGCCGTTAAGTTAGTAGCAACCGTAGAAGTCAAAGAATCTACCCAGTTATCTCTCAGCCCAATATTTGACGGTGGTGCTAATTGCGTTCCAACAATGTTAGGAATACCATCTGGATTAGTTCCGTTTGCATTTGTTACCGTACCAACTACTTTTGAAGTGTACTCAATCAAACCAGTTCCAGCAGATTGGATAGATTTAATCTTGTCGTGGTTCTCTTCGATAAACTTAGAGACTTCATTAACAAAAGTTTCTTTGTTTTCTTTTGTTTTGAATCCGTCAATCAATTCTGCTTGGTCAGCAACTGCCTTTTTAAGTTCTTTTACCTCCTCAGCAGATTTAACACTTTCTTCGCTTAATTTCTTAAACATTGCTTCTGCTTTTGCTTTGTCGTTCTCAGACTTTGCAGAGTGGTAAGCCCCTAATTGTGACGCTTCTAATTTTCCTAATTCATCTTGTGAAAGTTCTTTAAACTCTCCTTTACTTGTAAACCAATTCATCTTTTACTTATTTACTTGTTTAACATTCATTTATACATCCCTAAATAGAACTCTTCAATAGCAGTCTTTTGAATGTCCTTAGACGGTTCTTCAACTTCTTTCTGAGTGTCCTCTGACGGCTCAGCTCCGTAATTCATAGGTGTAATATCGTTTGATCCAAGAGGTAACATTGAACCCTCTTGTACTATTTTAGCTTCCGTAACTGCCCAGAAGAAGCCTTTTTCTTCAGCTTTATCTTTATTTGCTACGTCTAAAATATACTTATCATAATCTTTTTTCTCTGTTTTAAACTCTTTATCTGTTGAGTTAATGCAAAGGTTCATATTTACATACTCCATTTTTATAGAGTGCTGAAATCCTAACCTTTGCTGAATGTGTTTCACAGCTTGTGGACTTGAATACTTAAAAACATCTTCTGATATTTTATAGGTTAACCCCTCCACAACACTATCCGAATTATAACCTAAATCTTTTAAGTTATAGTCTGAAACAAACACATCTACATCTTTAGGGTATGCTACAATAGTATCTATTGTTATCTTGTGGTCTGTGACATAATAAACTTTTCCGTTTTGTTCTCTTGCGGATTTATCCCAAATCCCCTTAATGTGAACATCGTTATGAGAATCTAAATAACCAGTAGTATTAATAACTGGATAGATAAATCCTTTTTCTAAACCCTCAATTGATTTAAGTGTGAAATTTTCAGAAGTATAATCTGCTTCAACTGAATCTGCTTCTTTTCTAGTTGCTTTCTTGTTAGATATAATTAGCTCTTTGTTTTCCTTTAATGCTAAAAACAAATCCCTTTTATCCTTAAATTCCTGCTTACCAAACTCTATTGATTTAATCATTTTACTATTACTTTAGAGTTGAATTTTTCTTTAAGTTCTTTTAACAATTGTTCTTTGTTTTTAACCTTGGACTTCTTCACTTTGTCCATTGTCTTTTGCTTGTCCATATTGTGCTAATATTTCGGCTTTATCTTCATCAATTCCGTGTATCTCTGTTAATATTAAGATACCAGCATCAACAGAAATAACCCCATTATTAATATCTGTTATAATCGCTCTAATCTCTTTGGATTGCTTTTCTACTATCTTAGCCTTTTCGTTCTTATCTTCTTGTAAAGCGTCAATATCACTTAAGTCGTGATACACTTCATAATAGTATAAAGAGCTATCAACATACTTTGATGATATGTGCTTGTTGAATGTGGCTAGTATCTTTGAATCATTAGGAATAAAACAACTGTTATAAGCTCCTTTAGTTGCTTCCTTTACGTTGTTATAAGCACTACTAGTATTATCATTAAATAGCTTTGCGTCTACATTAAAAAGGTTACAAATACGCTTTAAATTTGATTCATAAGTTTCTAATAATTTTAAATCATTGGGGCTTAGTTCTAATGGTAGATAGTTCAATTTAGCACCAGTAGCAAATACCGTTGCCATTTTTTCAGTACCGTTTAGTTTTCTGTTAAGATTAGCTTGCAAATCATCTAAATCAGACGGTAACATTATTTCATCTGAACCATTAGATAAAATACCCTGCACACCTCTATTCTCTGTAATACTCTTACTAGCTAAAATTAAAGCATTACTAGCTTGTGCTAATCTATGACCAGACTCTAAAGGACTATGCCCTATGAAATAACTATCTTCTGATAAAGATGGGTACTTAGTTATAAATACATCTTCTTTGTCAATATTTTCTTTAAGTTCCCAATTTACTTGAATCGATTTTATAGGGTCTGCAAGTGTACCCTGCTCAATAGTTACTAAGTCCGATGGTAAAACATGGATAGAGTTATAACCCTTTGCTTTAAATGTTTCACCGTTCGACCCATAGATAAAGTTAGAACCACATAAAAGTAAATAGGTAATACATTTTTCTCTAAACTCTTCTATTGTTTCGTATTGGTTTGGATTCTTTAGTAAGTCATTTAACGGCGTATCATTAACTTCTTCTTTCTCTCCTGTTGCTTTGTTTACCTTTCTCACTTTCCAAACCATATCATTAGATATAGTTCTGGCAATCTTAGAAACTACTGAATAGATTGTATCATTAAAGTTATAGCCTTTTTCTACTTCGTAACCTTTACGGTATAAGTCAGGATTGTAGCCGAAAAGTGGTTTAGTCGTCCAATTATCATCTTTAGGGATAAATGTGTTACTAGAATGGTTAGTTAGTCCTTTTAAAATAGTCTTATTGTCCGCCATAAATCTATGCTAATATAAAAAAAATACTAGAATAAAAAGTTTTAGGCTACTTTTTTTTACTAAAATGTTTAGTTTTTACTAAATGTGTTAAAAATAAGGCAATAAAAAACCAGTAGATCGGGGTTGAACTACTGGTTTAATAAGCCTTACATCATTAAAAACGTTAATTAATATGTTACAGTTCGGCTGTTCTGTAACACTTTAAAGCATCGCATTGAATCATAGTATGGTTTAAATTATACTATTATAGCTACGTACGATCATTGTAGTTGATAAGGTGGTGGGATTTGAACCCACGCAATACAAACACGCTCTACCACTGAGCTACACCTTAATCCGATAGTCTTTCCTATCAGTCATTTAATCCGAGTCTAAGGGGCATTACTGCTACCTAGTAAAAACCTACTTTCTTATTTCCCTTGTTGCAACTGAGGAGAGGTTACCGTGCGGTTATTAAAGTTTTATTTGTAGTTTAGTTGGGACTCGAACCCAAAAGAGTAATCTAGTTAAAATCAGGGATGTCCGTCAAAAAAACCCCTTTCATACTCAACTAATACTATACCGTTAGTAATCTAAACTATTTAAACAAAGATAGCGTTTTAAACTATCTTTGCAAAATTTTGTATTAATAATCTGCTAATTCTTTTATGTATTCGTATTCGTTATCGTTAAGGTCTTGTAATATTAAAGAGTCTAATTCAATACCGAATAAATCTAACATCATCTCTACCTTTTCCTCTCCATCAACACAAACCATCTTATTACCTATACTACTAGATACTTCTAATCTAATATCTTTAATATCTATTAGTTTTAATTCTCCGTGAATATAATCATCACAGGGTTCAATATCTACATTTAGGTTTGCAGTTATATCTAATTCTACATCGTGACCTTTTGTAGTTTCTGTTGTGTAAATGTTAATTTCTAATTCCATGATTGTGTTTGTTTTGATTTTGATTATAAACAAATATAAGTCTTAATTATTACACCACCAAATTTTTAAGATTTATTTCTTAAATATTTTGCCATTTATCACCTACTTTCTTTTTTCTACTTAGTTCTTTTATTTCTCCAATATCTCTTTGATAATACTCCTCTAAATCTACGGCACTTTTCCCACAACTGCAATAATTCATATCGTGTTTTAAATTAGAGTAAGATATTACTATATCTTCACATTTTTCACATTGCCATATTAATCTAACTGTATATTTCATAATTATATTTATTCAAAAGTATAAAATTCATTGTTATATTTTAAAATCTTGTTACCCCACATTCTAAGGTTTGATTTGTCTTTAAATCTGGTAACCTTTTTCTTTTTACAAATATCAAAGAAAGTATAATCATCAAACTCAGGTACTCCAGTAATGTCTTTAAGTATCAAATCTCTCAATTCTTTAAATTCATCAAACCTTTTTAATAGTTCTGATTCAAAGTTATCTTCTTTTTCTACACCTACCAAAGAGAAACGATCTTGTAAAGGGATTTCATACTCAATCTTATTGCCGTATCTATCATAATTATCAGCCGTTAGATAAAACAATAACCCCCCAACGTCTACATTTAAAGCTAACATTTGAGTATTAACTTGTATTATGTATGATTTCTTTAGTTTAGCTATGTTTTGGTGGTAGCTATAAGGCGTATAAGGACATTTAATATCAATAACTGATTGAGGTGAAACAACGTCAGGAGTAGCCCACAAACCATCCTTTATAAAATAGCTATCTGTTGATTGTAAATTAGATTCTGGAATATTAAACATAATGCAATTTTCAAAGGCTTCTGGCTCGTTAATAATACCGTGTTCCATTGCCTTAGTGCTTATTTCTTTACGTTCACCTGTTAGAATCTCTAAGGCTTTGTTATAGGCTAGTGTATGGGCTGACTTGCTACGAATACCATCTTTAGTAAATAAAGCTGAAACCTCAGAAGCACCTACGCCCCCTTTTTTCTTTTCGTCTATCATCTTACTTCTATTTCTCTGATTTCAGCTTCTGGATTATCATATTGAATTTCAAAATAATAAAAAGGGGCTTTTTTACCGTCTGAAACTACAAAGTTCTTTATTCTATCTCTTTGAATATCTATTAAGTTATTTAATCTGTTAACCCA